GCCAGCTGCTTGTTTGCGCTTCCGCACATCACAACACCAGGATTACCGCCAGAGTTCCAAACGGCCGCTAGACAAGCTTTCAACTGAACTTCAGAGAAGGCTGCTGCAGTACCTGGAGTCGGAGCAGTAGCAGGAGCGCCAGCCGTTGTTGGAGGTGTAGTGGTATCTGCACCTGACTGAGCCTGGTTGGTGGATAGCCAGGAGCCAATACCTGCGAGAGTTCTCGCTGTACCTGCGCCGCCAGCTGTTCCGATCTGGATGCCAGTTAAAGCCGTTTCCATATCGCGTTTCAGCTCTTTACCTGATTTTGAGATCTGATAACTCATCTCATCAGCTCGGCCAGCAGTGGCAACAGACTGTAATGTCCCTGTCACGCGAGGCACTTTAGTGCTGATCTGAGTGAAGTTACCCAAACGGTTAGTCACGACCGCAGTGTTTGTAGTCGCATCATCGCCTTCTATCTGCGCATTGACAGCAGCCGCAGTAAGCGAATCAGTTTGCCATTCATGATAGACAGCTTTGGCAGAGCCGCGTTTCGCATTGCTGAGAAACGGCGTATCCATAGGGCTAATATCGTATATAATATCTGAAAGGTCTTCTCGTTGACCGATCGCAGCGAACGCACTAAGCGTTCCTCCTGGAATAGCCATAATTTATCTCCTGTTAGTGAGTCTGTGTTGTATCAGCGCCGTAGCGTCATCAACGGAGCCTGACTTTTTCAAGCTCTTTCTTAACGCGCTTTCAGCACCTGCTTGTGCTTGTACTTTTGAACGCTTGGCTCCAGGCGTTAAAACCTTACTGCCAAGTTTAAGCACTTTCTTTTTCGCAGCATTCCCACTTTTAGACATCGCGTCGAACATCATGGCCTTGCGTGCTAACACAATGTTCCGATGGTCATATACGTTATCGACTTCTGTTTGGGAATAGCCTGTGTTGAGGAGATAATCGCGCAGTTTCGCCGTCTCAGCGTCTCTTTTGCTATCGTCTGCCCAGTCTGGAACGGCAGCAACCATTAAGCGATGCTCTCGCTCGGTCACTTCTGCCATTTGCTCCTGATTCTGTTTACTGTGCGCCGCTTTTTGTTGGTCGTAAGCGCTCGCAGCTTGTTGGCGCATGTTCTGTAAATGACCATTGCGCTCTTGAAATTCTTGTCGTTTCGCTGTCCATTCCGTCGGGTTACTGACCCTCAGTGAATCCCAGTTGATTGATTGAAACTCTTGTTGCAACGTTGATTCGACCTGGCTAAGAAAAGCGGCCCCTTCTTGTGCTTGGCGTTCCATTGCTTCAGAGACTTGCACTTGCTGTTCTTGTAATTGGGTTTTCAGCTCAGACGCTTCTTGCGCTAAACGCTCGGCACGTTGGTTATTCTGAAACGTGTCTTTCCATTCGCCCAGGCTAACTTCCCGACGTTCACCGCTAGGATCGGTGATGGGGATCTGCAACTGATACAAATCAGCTTGCTCGACCCCTAAATGCTCGGCCAATTCATGCAGCGACGTCAGCTGCACTGCTTCTTCTTCGCTCTCTGGCGTGACATCTGGCGTGTCATCCGACGTGTCATCCGTTGCTATAGCTTCTGGCTCGACTTGCTCTGGCTCGACTTGCTCTAATGCCTCTGGCGCTTCGCTGACTATCTCCTCTGGCGGTGGCTCAACTGCGGCCAACGGTGGCGGCTCCGCAGCTTCTGGTGCCATTGATGCGCTTATTCTTTCTTCTATGGATGGTTGAGTCTCAGCCATGATGTTCTCCTGCCTCTCAGCGGTTATTGTCTAATTGAATTTGTGCCAGTTTGCCTGTTTGCATTACGCCATCGATGTGATCGAACACGGAACGCGCCGCGACCAACATGTGATAAATGCGCTCTCTATCATCCGCCTGGGCGACTGATGTGCCTTGCCAGGCTTCAGTGAGATTATTTAAAACGATAGCTTTCGCTTCTAAATACAGCGTGTTTTCAAGTAAGTGTTTCGCCTGGTGCGCACGCTCGCGCTCGGCTATGAGTGTGTGTTCATCCAATTTGCATCACCTGCCCTGATTCGTCGCGTATGATCTGCTGGTCACCTATTTGCACAACCAACCCTTGTTCATCTCGTATGATCGTTTTAGGCGATGACGCGCTTTGTGACATGGCGTCAATGCGCTCAACCATCTCTTGATTCTGCGCCATAAGGCTGCCAATCAAATCACGCATTTCAGACAAATCGACGGGCGATTCGGCTTTGGCCTCGGAGGTCACCAACTTGGTGATGTTGTCTAGCTGCGCTTTGTATTGGGCCACTTCGCTGCTGCGCTCAGATTGCACCGCGTCTAGCTCTAAGTTCAAACGCGCCAAAGCTTGCTCGGTGTCTTGTTTTTCCATCTGTAGCTCAAGACTTGCGATCTTAGCGTCCGAATCGTTGGAGTTTTTAAACTGCTGTAGCTGCGCCTTCATGCGCTCGATGTCGGCTTTCAGTTGCGTCTCTTGCATGCTCAATTCTTGTTGACGCATTTTGATCTGTTGATCCATTTGCATCTGCTGCACTTTCACCTGGTTGGCATCCAATTTAGATTGCGCCTCCATCATCAGCGCTTGCGCATGCGTTTTGGCTAACTCAGCCTGAACGTCAGGTTGTGGCGGTGCAGGTGGTATTGTTCTTGGATCGGTAAAATACGATGACGCCTCCAAACCAAACGCATCGGTCATATCGGCTAACGATTGATACAACTGGTGCGGCTGAACTATCGTACCCAAGCCGCCAGCTTGTACTTGCTCCATTTGTTTCGCCATGATGGTATCGAGCGCCACCATGCGGCGTTCGCGTGATACCGTACCGACGCCAACAGTGATGGTCGTATTGACTCTTTCGCGCCATTCAGCCGGATTGAACGCGCCAAACTCACCGGAAACATTGACCACCATTTCTCTGTCCTGGTGCGTCATTAACAACTTGTGGATAAGTTTAAATACTGTCCTGAAACCCACTTCAGCAATGATGCGAGCAATCAGCTCTATTTTCATTCGAGCTGCGTCATACGCTAAAGCCGCAACGCCAGTGTTGACGTTTGCCAGGGCATTAGAATCTAGACCACCGACTTCATTGCCGACGCCTGTTCTTTGTTTGCGCACATCGTCCAGGTAACTCATCATGCTGAACGCTTCTGGCGGTAACGGGTTATGTGGCAACGGCGTAATGTAGGAACCTGCGCCACCATCACCTTTAAACCTGACCACACCACCAGGGCGGGAGGTTAATAAATCATCGAGGTTCACATGTTGATCATTGACCGCTGTGCGTGAGTTATTAGACAAATACGTGTTGTCTAACATCGAGCGTGTCAGTGTCGATTTAATCAGCTGAATGTCCATCGTCAGATCAGCAATCGATAGCCCATAGAATTTGTGCGGCATCAAGATAGGCGACACACAAGCGAACGGCATAAAATCCACAGGCTCAATCGATAACAACTGGCTGCTCGTTGCGCTGTAGTTACCACCTGCCATGCAGACTTTGAAAAGCTCTGCGATCCCATCGCCGTCTCTATCGACTCTCACATAGCACTCAGAGATCCAATACATCCTCATCGATTCAGTGGAGGAGTAATCAAACGGCATCTGCGAGTCTGAATCTGCATACCGCGCCAACTGCTCTGGCGTCAATACGTCATCATCGAAGGGCAAGCTGCGAATGGTCTCCACGTCATAGCCCATTTCTACTAATTCACTGAACGATTTCTCTGTCCGGTGATAACAGAAATTAGAATCTTCGCTGTACGGTGAGCGAGCATTACGGGCAATACCAAATTCCTCTGGCGGGACTGGCTCTATTTTAATTAAACCTTTGGCTGTTGTTTCTTTGAACGTGACATCAAAGCCTTGCTCGGTCTGCTCAAACTCCAGTATTTCACGCTCAATGGCGGTATCCATCATCAGTTCGCCCAGCTGCATTTCATCTAAACCTTCATAGCTTTGTTTGGTCTCAGTTGGTGTGTCGTCCCAATAGATTTTTAAGATGCCTGTCTTAGACAGCAACGCATCTTTGAGCATGGTGTAGGTGTTATAAAAGCCTTTGTTCTGCTTCCAGTAAACGTGATTGACCACCTCGGTCTCAATCTTCGCTTGCTCTATATCGTCGGCGTTGACCGGATCGAATCGACACAGATTATCCACATCGGTAAATATGCGAACCAGCGAGGGCAACATCCACTCCACTGTTTCCATGACCTCTCGAGTCACTACCGATGAGCGTCCCTCGACTTCGTTGCCGTATGGCTCACCAAAATAATAGTCAAGCGCTTCTGCTCGTTCCTGGCTGATGTCGCCTCCAGATCGTCCGGCTGCGTTGTCGATCTCAGATCTGCACAATGCTGCAATTTGGTCGTCTGTCGTTGGTGTAGTTTTAGCCATTTACACTATTCCTTGTTGGCCGTACTCTAACGGCTCCCAGCTGATTTTCGGTGCTTTAAACATAGCGCCATACCTGAACGCATCTGCTGCGTGAGACGCCCAATCATGTTTCGGTTTTAGTCTGAAGGTTCTGTTCTTCTCATCGTACTCAGCGCGATATTGTCGCAACGCATCTAATCCACGCTTACACCGCAGCTCATCAAACCAGCAGTTCTTAAGCATGCGGCGTACCGCTTCAATACCATCTTCAATTCTGTCGGCTGCCATAACGTGCGGCTCTATGCCTAGCGCCTGGAGCGTTTGCACTCGCGTTTTACCTGTATCTAACGACCTGGCTTTAACGTCATGCGGAAATACATGGTGCGAATACTGATAGCCGCCTTGTCGCTTGTCATCAATCACTTGCGTGTAATGGCTTAACGGCTCGCCTGAGTTCTCGTAATAATCAATCAAGCGCACTTCAGTGCCCACACGTTGCGCAAACCAAACAGCTGTACTGTCGCCGATGCCTAGATCCCACCAGGTCTCAACTTCTAACGCGGTATCGTGGGCCACTTTACCGATGCGGTTTTCTTTCTCCGCCTCTTCAAGCAATCGACCGTAATAGGAACCCATGACCGCTGCTTGCCAGGAGCATTCAAACTCTTGGCGATATTGCTCGTCGGACATCGCTTTATTGGCTGCGTCTAATTCTTCTTGATCGACGTATCCAGTCTCGCTGGCTTTGTGCAGCTTAACGTACCAATCGTCATCATCTTTAACGTCCTGGTACATGTCGTAGAACGCATTGTGTCCCATTGGCGTGCCGATAAAGATGGCACCACCTTTCCTATCCGATAACGCTGGCCGTATCACTTCAGGCCATAAACGCTCACTCATCTGCGCATATTCATCCATCACGCAATCATCAAGGTAGATGCCTCGAAGCGTGTCAGGATTATCCCCACCGTATAAGCTAATGCGTGCGCCGTTCGGAAAGTCTGCCCTTAACTCGGCCTCGTTGTACTTGATGCCAGGGATAGGGCGAGAGAATGTCTTTAACATATCCCAAGCCACTGCTTTAGCCTGGCGATACAAAGGCGCAATGTAAGCGTAACGTGGATTCTCTTTCGTGCTCGTACAAGCCGCTTTAATCAGCTCATTGACCGCAAATACCGTCTTACCAAAGCGTCGATGACACACCAGTAACTTGAATCGTGCTGCGTTGTTGTGTGCTTCGCGTTGTAATGGTCTAGGGCTGTACGGTATCTCAACTATCGCCATCTAACCATTTCAGCGTAATCCCGCCGTCCACTTCCTGCCTTTGCGTTTCCTTCCAGCCCATGCGAGCTTTAGACCACCATATAGCGGCTGTGGTATTACCTCCGGTGGCTTGTCGGTACAGCGATTCGGCTATCTTTGCGTTGGCTTTGGTCATGCCGACCGATAGCTCGTTCTTAAACTTGTTATACATCGTGGCCTTACATACCGCTTCACCTGTATTGGGATTGATGACCATTTTAGCCATGTCTTCAACAGGGATGCCGTAGCCAGCCATCGCTTCAACGCTTTTACGTTGCTCGTCCGTTGGATCAAATAATTTGTTAACCACGCTGCGCCACCTCGCCTGTAAAATCTTCCCAGCGCTTGACAATTACATCGCAATACTTCGGTTCAAGCTCCATAATCCTAGCGTTGCGGTTCAGCCTCTCGCAACCTATCAAAGTTGAACCTGATCCTCCAAATAAATCGAGAACCAATCCCACGCTGTGATTTCCTATAGCTCTCTCGGACAACTCAACAGGCTTTTGTGTCGGATGAAAATTGTTTATTGACTCTCGCTTTATCTCCCAAACAGTGTCTTCTTTACTACCACCAGACCATTTAAGGGTTGTATTCTTTGGCTTCCAATATAGACAAGGCTCGTGTTTCTGCTTGTAGTTGATGCCCATATTAAAAGTTGAGTTGTTCTTTTTCCATATTATTAGAGAATGAATATCTCCTACGGCTTCAACTGCGTTATATAGGCCCTTTGGCTTCGTATCTGCATACCAAGTATAAATTGGGCCTGTGCAGTACATCGCCATAATAGGAACAGAATCAGTGTATATGTCTGTGCCAACATGATCGTCAATTAGCTTGTCGCGTTTCTTGCTGCCTCCATCGTAATTTACGCCATAAGGCGGATCAGTAAAGATCATGTCTGCTTTCTGCCCAGCCATCAACTTATCCATAGCATCAACGCTGGTACTATCGCCGCACATTAGTCTGTGATTTCCGAGAGTATATATATCGCCTGGCTTTGTTACAGGCTCATCAGGAACGTCCGGCACATCATCGGGATCGGTTAGCCCTTCATTCGCATCTAAAAACCCCGCTAACTCGCTATCACTAAAGCCTGTTAGCGACAGGTCAAACTCTAGCGCGTCCAAGCCAGCCAACTCACCCTGCAATAGCTCAACGTCCCAACCAGCGTTTAGGCTTAGTTTGTTGTCAGCTAAGATGTACGCTTTACGCTGTACTGGTGTGAGATAGCTTAAATCAATAGTCGGCACGCTTTTAAGCTGTAACTTACGCGCCGCTTGTACTCGACCATGACCAGCAATAATTCCGTTATCCCCATCCACTAACACCGGATTAGTAAAACCAAACTCTTTAATGCTTGCCGCTATTTGCGCAACCTGATCATCAGAGTGTGTTCTGGCGTTATTGGGATACGGTATTAACCGATCAATTTCGATCTCTTTTATAGCGTCTACTTTCATGACGCTAAGTCTTTGATTTTATTCATATTGGCTCTCACCATCATAGATTTAAGACCTATTAACTTTCGCTAACGATCCACGTAGCGCATCACCAGGCTTTGCAGCTCCAGTATCTTGCCTTAGTCTTTGGCCCAGGATCTGCGCAGTTATGCCTAGCTCTGAAACTACTCTTGCGTGCAGGCTGGTCTTTCTTGATTGTCATATTAGGATCGCCAAACGTAACTCGACGAACCTTCCCTGCATCCTTTACATAGACTTCACTTTTCTTTCGACCGTAACTGACTTCACCTTTGCGGATCCTTCGAGGCTTGTTCAACGCAACCTTACGACCTTGATACTCAGCCATTACTTGCCGACTTTCTTCATTGCGGTCTTATGAGATTGCGTGAACGTCTTACCATCTCTCATCAACTTGCGCATTTCAGTCATGTGTTTGGCTGTATGATGTTCTTTGTGTCGTGCTAATGCTTTTTTCTGGCGAACAGTCCCCTCCCCTTTC